GTAAGCCGGTTCAGAATTAATTTCGCGTTACTTTCGACGGGGGGTCTACCACTTTTCCGCCGTTATCGGCGGCTTGCGCGGCTTAATACCATACTTGTGAATCTCCGCATGACACTTGAAGCACAGCGATATAAGATTGCGCTGCTGCTTGCCTTGCCTGTCGGTATAGTAATCGGACAACCCCATATCCGGGTGCTTGTCGTAGTGCATGACATGGTGCACATGCGTTGCTGGCGTGTAGTATCCGCGCGCCTTGCATGCTTGGCACTCATAATGATCCTGTGCGAGTACATCTTTGCGTTTGCGCCGCCACTCCGGGCTGACGTAGAACGCGTGCAGCTTTGCATTTTGGATCACGCCCGCATCCGCCCCAGCGCCTCGCAAGCCTGCGCAAGGCTCCTGATCGGCACCATCGCGTGCGTGTCCGGGTAAAGGATCACGACCGGCACGCCAAGCCCGCCCTCGTATCCGGCCAGCTTTTGACCAAACTCGTCATATCGTTTGTACGCGCCGCTGCGCAGATAGATTGTTTCCTCACCCATCCTGACCGTGTGCTGCATCTCGGCATAGTGCTTGTGGGCAAATGCTACAATGTCGCAATGCCCAAAATCATTGACAAAATTGCGCTGTGTGTTGGTCGTATTAAGCCCGCTCTCGTTTTTATATTTGTGCCGCGCCCCGATCCTGTACTCCTGGTCGCCGACCGTCAGATTGACGATGCCGCCATGCCACAGATTTACCGCGCCGGTAATGTCGCACAACACCTGTATGAAATCCTTATTGCTGTTGCGCTTATCCCAATCATCATGGCACCCGCGAATTACGGCAAGATACTTGTCTGCCGTTTGCTCAAACTTGCGCATAACGATCTTGTCTTGCATGTCTGTCGTTGCGACAGTTTCTTGCGTCGAGGCCGGATGCACAAGCGCGTTTCCGTTATCCTTGTAGTCTCCCATGCCAATCACATACAGCCCGTCCGTGCGCTCGATAAGCGCCTGATCCGCGTCAAGCTGCTCATAGTCAACACCCCTTGCGCCTACATGCCAGTCGCCCCAAAACGCTATCCCGATTGGCCTGTCATCGTCAATGTGTAGCGTCGTCTTGGTCTGCTTGCTCTCCAGGCGCATTACGGCGGCGTTAGTCTTTTTGAGCAACTCATAGTATTCGTCTATATCAAGGGATGTCGGGCTAGCTATGTCCTCAAACGTGATCTTACCCTTTGTCTTGTACTGGTCTGTACGTCGCAACGCAGTACGCACTTTTTCCCAGACCTGCTTTTTGTTAAGCTCCGGGAAACGCGGCGCTAAAGCCTCCGCTACCTGCGTCCACGACCTGCCCTGCTCAAATTTGAGCCGCTCTGCCTCCTGTTTCCAGTCCAAATCGCGCCCTCCTTATCTCCACACAGCCAGCCCCCACCCCTGCCGATTATGCCGTGTTTATCCCGTATAATCCTAAAAATTTGCATTACAAAAGCCGCCCCCAAGCCGGAAGCGGCTATGTGTTAGTCCTTTGCGCTGTCTTAAGCTATAAAGCGTTTAACAGCAATTTTTTGCTTAATAAGAGATTCAAACGCTTTTGGCTTTTTACTTAAACTGTCTGCCGGTATGTGTAAGATTTCCCATTCGTTACCCAAGTTGTACTTTATTGACATGTCCCTGATTTCTTGTTTTGCCTCATCTGCATGAAATATCGATCCGTCAACCTCGATCACAATTTTTTCGTCCGGCAGAACAAAATCACACGTGTAGTCTGATACATGCTGTTGAGTAATTACCCTATATCCGCATTTCAGCAGCACTATTGCCGCAATGGCCTCTGGAGTACTGCCATACTTATCATACGCCAGTTCAGCTTTACGGATAGCGGAATCATATCCTCCGAGTTTTCGCATCATTAACGCGGCTTTCTGAAACCTAAGCTTTTTATTGGCATCTCCGATGTCTAAAGACGACAGATAAATCTTTTGTCTTTCTGCTTCCTGTTCAGCCGCTTTCATGCGCCTAAGTGCGTTGTTTTTGCAAAGAGAGCAATAAACCGGCTTGTCCAGCATCACGGAAAGGCGCTGCACATTGATTCCGCAGGAGGCACACTTATAAATATATGCGTTCGTTCTTTCTTTGCCTCTACCGACTGCTTGCGTTCGTTTTATCCCAATCAATTCAAGTTCGTCATCAGAATACTGCATAACCTTTACACCTCTTCACACTAGCATTATACAACATATAGGCGTACCTGTCAATACCTACCACAACATATTGTGCAAATTTTTTCAAGCGCACGTGAATGGAGTTTTATTCGCGTCATTGGTTCCGGCTCACCGATTTCTTCTGACGTCTGTTTCCACGTCATATAATTCAGATACCGGCATTGTAGTATTTTTTTCAGTTTGTCATCAGACACTGATTCTATAGCCGTGCGGATATCCCTTTTCAAATCGGCCAGCCGGTCAATGTCCGCATTGATATCCCGATCCAATTCTGCAATCCTCACCATAACGTTTTCACCCCGATGCGGATCGGGCGTTGACGCGCCCGGCATGTCGGTGATCGTTGTGGTCACCTTAGTTGCCAGCGCCCACAACCGCTCACGCTGCTCTATTTTACCTTCAATCTGCCGGTCAAGCTTCGGCGCGGACTGGAGCCATTCTTTTGCTGTCAATCTTCCGCCTCCAATCTTTTCAGAATGTCGCTGCCGGTTATATCCGTTGAGCCAAGCAGTACGCCGCAGAATTTGCCCTTCAGGAACCGCTTTATCTCCCAAAGCGCAATCTTGCCCCCGTCGGTCGATAGCGTGTCCACACCGGCCTCGCGCAGTTTGCGCCAATCCTCAACCGCCTGTATCACGATCGCCATTGCAATCTCTCTCGCCCCATCGTCGTTTATTTGACGTTTTACAAGGTATTCAGGCTTACCTGTACATTCTGTCGCGTTCAACGCCCCAACGCGGATTTGGGCAGTTTTAGATGGGCTGGCAGGGGTTGTGGTCATGGGTTCACCTCCGCGCTCTGCTCGATCATCATCTCAATATACCGTTTCGCTTTTTCCAGATCTTCCTGCCCACCCTTGAGCTTCCAGCGCCACAGGTACTTGATCGCGTTGCCCGTACAAACCGCCTCTATGCCCGTCAGGTTGACCGTAGCCGCCGCAATCGCGTCGATGCACTCGATGCTGGATTGCGTGTAGTGGGATGGGTGGTTGACGGGTGACGTGCCCGATGGTGCATATTGTGGATCAGTGCCTGACGTAGTGCGATATGTCTTGCTGTCCGGCGTTGGTGGGAATGTTTGCGTCGGTTTCATGCCGTCTAGGTTGGCTGGAAACGTTTGTGTCTGCTCCAAGCTATCCAAATAATCTGCCGCGCTTAAACACACTTTCATATTCCACTCCTTTGTTTTACTTTGGTCGAGTGAGTACCTCTCAATGTCCTCCGCCACGCGCCGCAGGGCGTAGCCGTATTCGTTTGGCATGTTTACTACCTCCTATCCCATCATCACGGCTAACTTCTTACGCGCCAGCCTGCATCGTTCATTCACGGCTTGCTGTCCTACCCCTTCACGCAAGGCAATGTCTTTCTGTGTCGCGCCTGTAACTATCCCGCAAATAGTCTCGCGCTGTTTCGGTGTGAGTGACGCAAGCGCCTTGTCGAAGTCCAAACGTGCAATCACATCATTCTCCCATCCCTCCCCGCTCGGAATCAACTCGCCAAGCGAGGTTTCACCGCCACGCTCAGCCGGTCGGTCAAGCGAATCGCAAGGCGGGTATTTCCGCTCGGCATACACGCGCAGGTTGTTAATCCGGTTGTATACAATCCGCGCCGCGTAGGTGGAAAACTGATAACCCATATCCGGCTTGAACCCCCGACACGCCGCCCACAGCGCGATCATAGCCTCCTGGAGCGTGTCCGGATCGTCTGCAATGTTGTTAAACTTCTTACCGATTACCCAATACGCCAGCCTCTGGTTTTTCTCAAATAGCTGTTCTGGTGTCATTTGATTCCCTCCCGTACTGGCACACATTCGGAAACCGCCGTGATGATCGCGAGACACAGTTTGCTGTTACCGTACCTGTTCGCAAGCGCAGTCATTGCGTCCGACATGCGCTGGTAGTCCTGGTCTGTGGTCGCGCCTTTGAACTCCTGATAAAAATCTGCTACGTCATCAAAAAACTGATATTCATACTGCGCTGCATCGGCTTTCAAGGTTTTATACGTTTCTTCAAAGCGTGCTCGTACATCCATTGGCAGGCTTTCGGCCTTTCTGATGCGTTGAAGTGTGTCTTGATATTCTTGGTGGGTCATTAGTAGTCACTCCTTTTTAATATTTGTGTGACGGGTTGTGACGGGTTGACGGGTTTTTCCTAACCCTTTATATAAGGAAAAAAAACTATATATATATATCCTGGGAAAACGGCCTCAACTCGTCAAACCCGTCACATGCTTTGCCCGAACGATATGCTGTATGGTCTGTAATTCTGCCTGAGATGTATGCCAACATATGACCATCCGTTGCGGTCTTTTATTTTGTCAAACCTCTTAGCCATCTCACGCCCAAACTTCGTACTGGTCATCTCGTACTCGTTGCTTTCCTTCGCCCAAGTCGCATACGCCTTGAACAGTACAGACGCTTGTTCCTCCCCCGGCCCTCTCTCGCAACACTCAGCCAGGAAAGCGCCGATCACATCCATTGCAGAGCGGTATTCGTTAACCGCATCCAGAACCTTTTGCGGAGGTTTTAGACCGTTGCGCTGCCATAGCAGGCAACCATCAACCGCCCAGTGCATGATCGCGGGCAACTCGCGCCGGAGCTTGTGTTTCAAATTGCGGTCAACCTGATCGTCTGGTATCTGCACTGTAAACGGTATCAGGTGGATGCGCCGCCATATTCCGCTATCCGTGCCGCGTATCAGCGGCTTGTGGTTCATGGCAATCCATAGTTTTAGTTCGGGTCTGAACTCAAACTCGTTTTCGTATTTCGCCGCCGCCGTCATTGTGTCGTCGCCGGTGATCTGTTTGATCAGCCCCTCGTTTAACCTCATGCCCTCGGACGGCTCGACCGAGGTCACAAACCGCGCCCCTTTTAACCGCGCGATGTCAGACGACGGACCGCCCTGGTTACTGCGCACCATGATGGTTTCCGGCTGCACGTTGGTTGCGTAGTCGCCCATGATTGCCCGGATCGTGTCAAGAAACGTGCTTTTACCGTTTCGTCCGTCGCCGTACATGAAGAATACGCATTGTTCTCGCGTCGATCCGCTCATGGAATAACCCACCGCGCGCTGGATATAGGCAATCATCTCATCGTCACCATCGAATATCGTCCGCAGAAAACTCGTCCAAAGGGGTGCGTCCATGCGGTCTGTGTATTCGACGTGTGATATTTTGGTGATATACTTGTCCTTGTCATGCGGCATAAGGTCGCCTGTGCGCAGGTTCAAGATGCCGTTTGGCGTGTTAAACAGATCCGTGTGTGTATCCAGGCACTCTGGCAGGATCGGAACCTGGTGCTGTGTTTCGGTCAGCATTGCAGACTTTGATTTGCTTGCACGGGTTGACTTGACGTGCTTGTCAAACGCATCCGCAACATCCTCATCGTACAGCGCACGCTCTTGCGCCATGCGGTTGTTGATCACATCATCCACCATGCGCTTTGTCGCGCCCTCAAAGTCATACAACCAGCGCCGCCCGTCGTAAAACAACCATTTCTTTGCGACATAGGAATACCGGATCAACTCGCCGTATGCGTCCACAAGCCGGGCGGCGTTGCCAGTGTCGTCGAAGGTGTGCCGTTTGATTTCTTGTTTGCCGCCGTTTCCTATGGTGATCGCGTATCCGTCGTCCTGCGCTGCAGATGATCCGGTGTAAACGGTTTTGCAATCCTTGATGGCCTTGGCAATCGTCAGCTTGCCGTATGTGCTCCCGCTCTGCGCCCTGTCCCACTTGTCGCGCATAAGGCCGGACGTGCGATATATGCGATCCATCTGCGCTTCATCTTTTCGGCACCAAAATGCAAGCATGTTACAAAATGACATGTCTGCTTCTGATTGCGACGTAAAAAACCCTTCCCAGCGCCCGGAGTGAAGCTGCGTGAAGAATGCACCCTGCTTGGATTTTTTAGCCGCGTCAATAACCTCGCTGTCCGATAGCGATACGGGCTGCTTCGCCGTGTCCTGTGCAGGAACGCTCCCGCCGCCGATGTATTTTTCATGTAGCGGCTTGATTGCCTCGGTGCAATCGACGATCCCGGCGTACTCGCTCGCAACGTTGCCAGTCATGATGAAGTATCGTCCCTCGGAGTACATCTCAACGCAGTTTTTGCGCCTTCCGCCCGGCGGTAATGCGCCCTTGCAGATCAGGTGGATGCCGTTGCCGCTCACGCTGTACTCGGCGTATGTCTGCAAGCTGTGGATAAATTCTGAGATGATGTTATCCGTATCGCCTGATCGGTAAAGGCGGATTTCCTCCTGCGCGTCGTCGATGTCAACGCCGAAATATCCGTTTCCAAACATGAAGCCAATTCCGCTATGCGTGCTTGCCGCATTTACAGCGATTTTGTAATCGCTCCAGGTTTCAGGGTTATTGCTCTGCGCATTTTTATGCGTGTTTGGGTCGATCGGCACCTTTTTGATTTTGCCGGGACGGGCCGCATCCGGCAGCCCATCCCAGCACACCCATTGCCTGAGTGCCTTTAGTTCGTCTGGAATATAGTCATACATGCTCTTGCCGCCCTCTCTGCCGGTCTATGATGCTCACCTCGCTACTGTCGAGCGGCTAGAACGGGCATATATCGCTGTTTTCCGGCGTCGCTCCCGCAAACGCGCTCGGCACGCCTCCAGACGGCGCGGCCTGTTTCCACTGGTGATTTACTTGCGGGAATTTGGTTTCATTGATATACTTGATGCCTATTTTCGCCTCTCCCTTGTATTCGTCGTGTACGACAGTCACCCGCACCGGCTTGCCCTTTAAATCTGCACCCCAATCATCCAGGCTACCGTACTGCTTGCCGTTCTGCAGTTTTGCGGCCTTGGAGATTGACTGGATGCGTGCCGCAGAGAATCCGTCACATGCTACATCTTTTGTGTCCGGGGTTTTCTTACGGAACATCGAGTTAAAGATCAGCCTGTCCTTGCCGGTCTGGTTGATGTCGTTGCGGACGATCAGCGGCATGTTGAGGTATTCTGTGCCGTTTTTGGATTCTATCAGCTTGCATTCTTGGATCAGCACCTCATACTCACCTGCGGGTAATAATTCATAACTGTTCGCTTCGTCGTGGTTCACTTGAAAAGCCATTGTTTAATCCTCCTGTAAAATTATATTTAGCGCATCTTCTACGCTTCGCGCAATCCCCGCCCGGTGCCCTAGTTCGCGCATCCGGGCAATAAACCGTTTCTGTTCCTCTCGCACCCTGCCGGTTGGCGTTTTGACCTCGATAAATGCGATGTACCCCCTCCCGATAAACAACAGGTCGCTTGTACCAACCGGCAGGCCGGATTTGATAATGCGTCCGTCATTCGTGTAAAACTGCCCAACGTTCAGCCGCAACACTACGCCATACTGTGATAACGCCATGCGAATTCTGTCCTGGATGTCGTGCTCAGTCATAACTTTTCACCTCAAGCTGTAAATGTTTTTTCCGGCGACCATCCGAGTTTATACAAGCGTTGGTATGCTTTTTCGTAAGGAATATTTTTTAGGATGCACCACTCCTTAAGGGGTTTTGTTTCGTCACCTAGACGGACATTTTTGCTATTTACTTTGTTTAGGGATTGCTCCTCCAGTAAAACCCATCTACAGTTATCAGGTTCATAATTCCCATTTACGTCAATTCTGTCAATTGATAGGCCCTGGGAATACCCTGTTGCCAAGGCCCATCTCATAAACGGCTCGAAAGTGGTCCATTCTTCGCAGTAAGAGATGCCACGACCGCCATATACTGGATACCTGTCTACTGTTGGGCAGTCACACCTACGCTTCATAGCTCCCCATACTTTGTACAAGCGGGTATGGCTCATCCCGTGAGTTGTGTTGACCGAGATTGCAAGTTCTCTGCGTAGACATCCGCAGGATCGCATTTGTCCGCTGTTAAGCCTATACGCAGGAGCGTGGCATGTATTGCCGCAGTCGCATTTGCATAACCATGCAGTCCTTTTCCCCATGTTTTCGCTTCTTTCTGTTACTGTAAGGCTTCCGAATCGCTTCCCAGTTAAATCGTTGAACGCTTTTCCTATTAAGCACCCACAGGATTTTGTCATTCCGCTTTTTAAGTGAGAAGAAACGACCTTCGTTGTTTTCCCGCAATCGCATTGGCAAAGCCATTTGGATTCTTTTTTTCCATTTGGTTTTACGTAATTTTCGACTCGATGTATGACCACCAGTTTTCCAAATCGTCGTCCATCCAAATTAGATGGTTTCATGCCCTTCCTCCTTAAAAATCAGGTTTCGTCTGCGAGCTTCATAAAAAGCCCAACCGGGCTTGTAATTTTTTCGCTTGCCATACGCTTGCAGTTCCTCAAACGTCCGGCAGTCGTTCGGCGTGTCGTATTGGATAACAATGCTCGTAATTCGCTCTAGCCTCGCCTCCTTGATTTCCTCCGGCGTTCTGTCTTTGACAGGATACACATACCCGCATTGTGGGCATTCTTTGTCTGTGATTGAGTGGATGTAATAGCAATTCTGACATTGCTTAACCATGATTTCAGACGCTTCGCGTGTGCCGTTCTTTTTTCGCTTGCCCTCCAGCGTCCATGCCCTCTCGTCGTCCGGCAGGCCGTGTCGCATGTAGTTCCCAACGTGATCAATGATCACCGCGCGCTTGCCCTCCTTATACCGCATGCAGCGCATGGATTGTTGGATGTGCAGGGTAAGTGATTTTGTAGGTCGTAGCAGGATGGAGCACGCACAGTCTGGAACGTCGAAGCCCTCCGAAATTAGATCCACGTTGCATAGGATTTTAATACTGCCTTGCCGGAATCGTTCGATGGTTTCCGTTCTTGCCACCGTTGGCGTGTCGCCGTCAATGTGCGCTGCCGGGATGCCTGCCGCGTTAAACTC